CACATACCCACCCTAACTCATTATGGTCAGGTGTATATTATATCAAAGTACCTAAGAACTCTGGTAAACTATTTTTAGAAGATCCAAGACCAGGACCCAATACACATATGCCTAGAAGAGTTGAAGGCGTACCTGAAGCTTTATGGAGAGTATGTGCTTATGAACCTGTTGAAGGAAGAATGATATTCTTTCCATCATGGTTGCCTCACGGCGTAGACATTAATTTAAATACAGATAAAGGCGAAAAGAACTGGCGTATATCTGTGTCCTTTAACTTTATACAAATATGAGTTTTAAGAAAAATAAATACCAAGTCATTAGAGGTGCTATATCTAAAGAGTTAGCAGATGTTGCTTATAGATATTTACAAATATCTGCAGAAGCTGATAATTGGATGATAAACAATTACACCACACATAAAGGTAATCCATTAGTTGGTAACTTTCATGATCCACAAGTACCAGGATCATATGCCAAATATGCAGATAGACTTATGGAAGTTTTATTAGTTAAAACTATTGATACCATGCAAAAGAAAACAGGACTTAAACTAGTACCTACTTATTCTTACACAAGGCTTTATAGAACAGGCAATATATTAAACAGACATAAAGATAGACCTAGTTGTGAGATTTCTACAACACTATGTTTAGGGGGTGATCACTGGCCTATCTATCTAGATCCAACAGGAGCAGATAATGTTATTGAAGAATACAAAGGTATTATCAAACCAGGTGCACCATTAGGTGTAGAAGTTAATCTAAAACCTGGTGATATGCTTATCTATTCGGGTTGTGAATTAGAGCATTGGCGAAAGCCTTTTGAAGGAAAGCTTTGCGGACAAGTGTTTTTACACTATAATCATGCAGATGGAAGGTTTGCAAAAACCAATTTGTATGATAAAAGACCTATGTTGGGCATACCCAAATAACGTTGATAATCAGCGCAATCTAATATAATCTGGAGACTTATGTTACAAAAACTAAACTTTTTGCCTGGATTCAATAAACAACTGACACCTACACAAGCTGAAGGGCAATGGGTTGATGGTGACAATGTTCGATTTAGGTACAATACACCTGAGAAGATTGGCGGTTGGTTACAACTAGGTGAGAATGATATGACAGGTGCAGCAAGAGCCATGCATCATATTGTTAATAGATCAGGAAACAAATTTTCTATCATTGGTACAAACAGGATTTTATACGCTTACACAGGTGGTGTGTTCTATGACATACACCCGATTCGAGCAACCTCAACTTTATCAAATTGTTTTACAACAACAAATGGTTCAGCTGTTGTTAGTATTGCTTTCTCTGGTGATCATGGTCTTGTAGCAGGAGACATTATTCTTTTAGATAACTTTACAACAATTACAAACTCTAATTACACAGCATCAGATTTTGATGATAAAAAATTTATGGTCACAACGGTAACTAACTCAACAACGATTACAGTTACTATGCCTTCAAATGAAACAGGATCAGGCGCTTCATCATCTGGAGGTATTAGAGTTCAAGCTTACTATAATGTTGGACCTGCAGAACAAGCACCAGGATTTGGTTATGGTTTAGGACAATGGAGTGGAACAGTATCAGGAGAAGCTGTTACAAGTTTAAGTGGTGGTATTAATGCGGTAACAACTACTGTTGTGTTAAGTGATGCATCTTTATTTCCATCATCAGGTACAAACTTTGTTCAGATTGGGTCAGAAGAAATATCATACACAGGTATTACAGGTAATACATTAACAGGTGTAACAAGAGGTGTAAGAAATACAACAGCAGCGACTCACTCAAACGGAGCAACGGTTACAGACTCATCTGACTATGTAGCATGGGGTGAAGCAGCATCAGGTGACTTAGTTATAGATCCAGGTTTATGGTCTATAGATAACTTTGGAGATAAAGTTATTGCACTTATACATAATGCACAAGTATTTGAATGGGATTCAAACGCAGCTAACGCTGTAGCAACAAGAGCAACTATTATTTCAGGTGCACCAACAGCGTCACGTGATATGTTAGTATCTACACCTGACAGGCACTTAGTATTTTTTGGAACAGAAACAACTATTGGAACACCATCTACACAAGATGAAATGTTTATTAGATTTTCAAACCAAGAAGATATTAACACATATCAACCAACAGCCGTTAATACTGCTGGTACACAAAGACTAGCTGATGGATCTAAAATTACAGGTGCAGTTAGAGGTAGAGATGCAATCTATGTTTGGACAGATACATCTTTATTTACTATGAGATTTATTGGTCAACCATTTACTTTTGGTTTTCAACAAGTAGGAACTAACTGTGGATTAATTGGACAGAACGCTGCAATTGAAGTTGATGGTGCTGCGTATTGGTTTTCAGAAAATGGTTTCTTTAAATACTCTGGTAATTTAGAGACTATGATTTGTTTAGTAGAAGATTTTGTTTTTGATGATTTAAATACAACTGCTAACCAATTAATAAATGTTGGATTAAATAATTTGTTTGGTGAGATTACTTGGTTTTACTGTACATCAGGATCAACTGTAATTAACAGATGTGTAACATATAATTATCAAGACTCATCTCCACAAAGACCTGTTTGGACAACAGGAACTTTAGCAAGAGGTGCATGGCAAGATTCTTCTGTATTTGGTTTACCTCACGCAACTTTTTTTAATGCAAGTGATGATGCATCGTTTGATGTTCAGGGAAATACTGAAGGAAGTACCATATATTTTGAACATGAAAAAGGAACTGATCAAGTAGCTAGTGGAACAGTTACAGCCATTACTTCTAGTATTGAATCAGGTGACTTTGATATTACTCAAAGAATTGTAGGTAATCAAATGACAGGTATTGCTGACTTTAAAGGAGATGGTGAGCACCTTATGAAGATTAGAAGATTTGTACCTGACTTTTTATCACAAACAGGGAACACTCAAATAACACTGCAGCTTAGAAATTATCCAAACAATTCTCAAGCAAGTTCACCACTTGGACCCTTTACAATTACAAGTTCTACTGATAAGATAGACACTCGTGCAAGAGCAAGAGCTATATCTTTAAAAGTAGCTAATACTGGTACTTCTCAAAGTTGGAAGTTAGGTACTTTTAGATTAGACACACAACCTGATGGAAGACGATAATGGCAATAGAAAAAAATACACCACAACTTGTAAAAAAAGGTAAAGGTAAAAAAAGACCTGGGTATAGAGGTGGTGGAGCTGATATGGGAGGTGTTGCTGATTCACAAGGTAATGTTGGTCCTGGTGTAGGAGGAGGAGGTCCTCCTGGAAGTGATAATTCTGGGCCAGATGATAGAAGTTCTAAAGCACAAACTGCTGCACATAATGCAGCTGTGGCTGCAGCACAAGAATCTAATAGAGCAGAAAATGCAAAAAATAAAACTAGGTTTGGTTTTAACAAACCAAAAAGTAAATTTGGTGGTGTAGGTGGAATACTTAGTAGTCTACTTGGTTTAGTTAATCCAGCATTTGGTTTGCTTTCCAAAGGTTTAGGATATTTAGGAAGTAAAGTAGGTGATCTTAGAGGATATAATGAAGATGGAACTCCAAGAACCCAAGCAGAATATGAAGCAATGGTTGCTGATAGAAAAATTCAAGGAAGCATAAACAATATGACTGATAGAATGTTAGCAGGTAAAACTTTTAGTCAAACAAATTTAGATAACTTGATGGGAATGACTGATAGATTTGGTAATCCATTTGGTACTAATTTAGGTAACATTGATAATGTTAGAGGAAGTAATTTAAGAGGTATATTAAATTCTGGTGTGTCTACGGGTGTTACACCAATAGGTGTTAATGTACCTACGGGTATTCAAACTATAGATGTAGGTTATAATAATCCAGCTTTTGAAAATAATCTTATGGCAGGCCTAACTAAGATGCAACAAAAAATGTTATCGGGTCCTCAAAAAAATTTAAGAGACATAATGGGTACTTCTGATCAAGAAATATTAAATAATATTTCTCCATTTAATGATCCTAATGATCCAGCAACTATTGAAGAAGTACAAAGTTTTTATACAACATAATGGCAAAGATAACCGTAGTATTTACAAGACCCAATAAAGAATACAGACAGCAAGATGCTGATTCTTTAGTTAGAGATTTAGATGGACTGATTGAAAAAT